GCAAGATCACTAATCATTGCGTTACTGTGCATTGGTGTTGGTGCAAATCTCAAACGTTCTGTACCTTCTGGCACTGTTGGATAGTTAATTGGCTGTACATAAATGTTGTGATCATTTAGTAATGTGTCACTGGCTTGTTTACAACGCACAGGATCTCCTATTACAACAGGAACGATATGTGTATCATTTTCTATCATGTTTATGTTTTTGTGTTTAAGTATTTTCTTTAGTCTTGTTGCACGATTCTGATGTTGTTCACGCAACTCTACTCCATGCTCACTACGCAAATATTTTATACTGCTCAATGCACCTGCACATATAACAGGACTCATGCTTGTGGTAAAAATAAAACCACTTGCTACACTTCTAATTGCATCTATAGCAACATCATCACCTGCAATATATCCACCTTGGCAACCAAATGCTTTGCCCAGTGTACCATTTACAAAGTCTACACGATCCTGTAATCCAAGTAGTTCTAAGTAACCAGCACCAGTAGCGCCATATAATCCAACAGCATGTACTTCATCACAATATGTAATGGCTTGATATTCTTCAGCAAGTGCAACTATTTCTTTTGCTTTGCTGGTATAACCATCCATGCTGTATACACTTTCAAACACAATACAAGCTGTGCCTTCTACTTGTGCTAGTACTTGTTCTAAACTATCCATGTCGTTGTGTTCAAACACATGTTTAGGTGCACCACTATGTCTGATACCTTGTATCAGACTAGCGTGATTTTTGCTATCACTTACAAATTCAATGTCTTTTACTATTTTACTAAGTGCTATTAGTGTCCATTCATTGGCAACATAAGCACTGGAGTATAACAAAGACGACGGCTTGTTGTGTAATTTCGACAGTTCGTATTCTAGTGCAACATGATAATGACTGGTACCACCTATGTTTCTGGTACCTCCACTACCTGCTCCTGTTTGATCTAGTGCAGTATGCATAGCATCTAATACAACTTTGTGTTGGCCCATGCCCAAATAATCATTGCTACACCAGTTAACAATGTTTTTTATATTGTAAGGGCCGTAGTAAATTGCTTGTGGATACTCTCCACGTTCTCTAAGTATATCGTTGAATACCCTGTAATTACCACTACTCTTTAAGTTGCTTATAATGTCTTGAAACTTGTTTTTTTCTATCATGATATTCTTTATACATTTCTTTGTCGACATAGGTATAAGATCCAAACCAAGTACCTAACGTAAAATAACCCATTTTGTTCATTTCTTCAGTAGCGGTTCGATAATCTTTAATCCATTCTTTAATGTACTTTAACATAATTATATTTATAGTTAATCTTGACACGAAAGATTTTTTACTATATAATGTTACAAAATAGGAGTCAACAATGCATATCGTTACGGGTGCGGCTGGGTTTATAGGCAGTAATCTAGTTGCACATCTAAACAAACAAGGACATAATGATGTTCTATTAGTAGACAATCTGTCTATGGAAAAAACAAAAAATCTTGCACATTTACGTTTTGAAGATATGATAAGTCCTAGTGAACTACTAGAAATGAACATAGATAAAAGTGATACTGTATGGCATATGGGTGCAAATAGCAGTACCAAAGAAACAGATTGGGATAAAATTTATTCTAGTAATGTAGACTATACAAGACGATTAATAAGTAAATGTAACACAATGGTATTTGCTAGCAGTGCCAGTGTTTATGGAGATAATATCTCTACACAAGAGCACCCAGTTAACGAAGCTCCTAAAAATTTATATGCTAGTAGTAAGTTAATCTGTGATAATATTTTTAGAAATACTGTTGGTTGTAAGATACAAAGTTGGAGATTCTTTAATGTATATGGTAATAGAGAAAGTCACAAACAAGCTGTAGGCATGGGAAGTCCATACACTAACTTTGTAAAACAAGCAAAAGATACAGGTGTTATAAAAATATTTGAAGGCAGTGACAAAGTACAGCGTGATTTTGTATGCATTGATGATGTAGTACATGTTATGTATAAGTGTTTACAACACGACGAAAGTTTTATTTGTAATCTTGGCACAGGCACAACTTACACATTTGAGTATTGGGCAAAACTTATTGCAAGTCATTACAATGCAGTTATAGAATACATACCGGTGCCAGATGATCTAAAAGGAATATATCAAATGTACACATGTAGTGATAACACTCAACTAGATACGCTTATCAACCACGACTTTAAGTCACCTGATCAATTTGTAGAGGAAAACTTATGAAAGTAATAGTAATAGGAGATGAAATTGTTGACCAATATATTTACGGTACAAGTACTAGAATAAGTCCGGAAGCGCCAGTGCCAATAATTAATAAAACAGATGAAAATACATCACGTGGTGGCGCGGCACTTGTGTTTGATAACCTAAAAAGTCTAGGAGTGAATACAACACTTTTTGATACTAGACAGCAAGCATCAGTTAAAACTAGGATTATAAGTGACGGTCATTACATAACAAGATTGGATCATGACAATTATGCCAACAGTGACGAAGTCATGCATAAAGTTTATTATAAAGACTTTAGTGAATATGATATCGCTGTATTAAGTGACTATGCAAAAGGTGTACTAGGAAACAGTAAAGAAATAATCGATCATTTATTAAGATATAATCTTAAAATAATTGTTGATCCTAAGAATCAACAACACAAGTACGAAGGTGCGTGGTTAGTAAAACCAAATCAGAATGAAATGATCGATTACAATTTTAATGAGTGGAAAGGTAATATCATTACTACAAATGCTGGAAAAAATGTTACAGCTACTATTGAAGGCGAACATTATGAAATACCAGTAGAACAAGTTGAAGTTAATGATGTAACAGGTGCGGGAGATTGTTTTATAGCCGCTTTTGTATATGGATTAACTAAAGAATACAGTTACGAAAAGTGTTTGCAAATTGCAGTAAACGCCAGTACAGAAAGTGTTAAACATAGAGGTACTTACATTGTTAAAGAAGAAGATTTAAAAAAACGTGTGATATTTACAAATGGATGTTTTGATATACTACACAAAGGACATCTATCTTTGCTAAAACAAGCAAGTGAACTAGGAGACAAATTAGTTGTTGGTCTTAATACTGATGCAAGTGTAAAAAGATTAAAAGGCAATGAACGTCCAGTAAACGATCAAACTACAAGAAAAGAACAACTTGAATTAATATCTTATGTAGATGAAGTTGTTTTATTTGATGAAGATACACCCTATGAGCTCATAAACAAATTAAAGCCAGACTTAATTGTAAAAGGTGGAGATTACACCGTAGAAGAAATCGTTGGGCATGATTTAGCACCTGTGCATATTATGCCAACTGTGAAAAACTATAGCACGTCAGCTACACTTAAAAGGATGATGGAATGAAAATAATTGATAATGCATTAACACAGAATGAAATAGCAGAGGTTACAAATCATATATGTAGTCCAATGTTTCCTTGGGTATTCAATCCACATGTAGTTGATGAGAAAGATAAAAATACTGAAGTAGATGAACTTTATCAATATCAGTTTAATCATCATGTACATGGCAAGATGGGTATTTGTACTGATCATCATACATATAACTTAATGTCTAGGTTCATAAATATTTTTGAACCAATACAAATAATTAGGATAAAAATTAACTTACTACCGAGATCTGACAAAATTGTTAGGCACGGATTACATGTAGATACATATGTGCCAGGAGCGTTAACCGGAATATTTTATATCAACAATAATAATGGCGAAACATACATAGAAAATCATGGTACAGTTAAAAGTATTGAAAACAGATTCGTTGTATTTCCTTCAAAATGTAAGCATAGCGGAACTACTCATACAGATACCAAAGCAAGATATGTAATAAATTTTAACTGGATACCTAGTCCAGATGGAAAATTTAGTGAACTTTTGGAGTTATAACAGTGACACAATTAGATGGAGTACAAGAAAAAGGTTGGGGTAGAGAATTAATTTGGGCAACCAACGAAAAGTATTGTGGAAAACTTATGTTCTTTGATCGCAAAGGTTCTAAGTTTAGTATGCACTTTCATAGAGAAAAAGACGAAAGTTGGTATGTACTAAAAGGTAGTTTTATGCTGAACATTATGGATTGTACAAATGCTGAAGTTTCAAGTTCAGTGTTAAAGACAGGAGACACCTGGCGTAATGAACCAATGTTACCACATCAACTAGTTGCAATAGAAGACGATAGTATTATAATTGAAGTAAGCACTCCTGATAGTGTTGAAGATAATTATAGGATTGGCAAAGGGGACAGTCAAAAGTCAGAAGCTGTCTAACCAATTTGGTAGATCAGTTTGATCTTTTTCACGTTCATATATAGTAACTAGTTTATCTACAAGTTGTTTATTACTCAATACAACTCTAGCACCTCTGTGTAATGGCTTGGGCCAACAGTTTATACTTACCCATGAATATCCACTGCTTTCGTGATTACAACTAGGAATAAATTCTTCAAAAACTGTTACACAAAATGTATTATAAGTAAATTTTTTATCATCACTTAAAAAAGTATGTAGTGGGTGAACTTTTGCAATATCAGGTAATGGTCCCATTTCCTCTTTGCATTCTCTTAATAATGTTTCTATAGGACGTTCTTTTTTGTCAGCTTTGCCTCCCCAAAAACTCCAAGTTAGTGGGTGACTAGATTTTTTACTTCTTTGTTGTAGCATGATTCTGCCTGTGTCTAAGGCAAGAAAACAGCATCCGCTTGCTTGTATCATTATAGATATATTCGCCAAAATCCTGGATTATAAGTACCTTCAAATGCATTAACCCATGCAGTACCGTTGTATTTTAGTCTATCCATTGTGGTTGTATTTGTTACATACTGTAATGTAGAACCGTTTGCAACTGCGTCAAAAACAATATCCCATTGATTTGTTCCTACGCTATATTGTATAATATCGTGTTTCTTTGCACTACTACCTAACCAACCGGCACCACCAGCAACATCTTCTGTAAGCAAATACCTATCACCGTCTACGGCGGCTGTTATAGTACCATCACCTGGAAAGTTTGCTTGCGGATCAACTACTGCATCAACTGCCGTTTGTGTGTTAGTGGGAAATGTACTAGTATCCATTGTTATTTCTAGTAAGTTAACATCATTTGGATCAATTTTAATTGTTCCAACTATATCACCTTGTGTGTCTCCAGGATCGTTTGTTTGCTTTAATCTTAGCTGACTTATATCGTCTCTGAACTCACCAAATGGTTTAAAAATATTTGCCCAATTAAGTATGCCATTTGCATCACTATTGGTGCCACTCTGACTTAATATTTGTGCAGTACCATCTCCACTTGCATTCATTGTAAAACGCATTTTATAGTTGTCTAATGTTACTACTTTGTAACTTGTAAACAATGGCGTATAATTCTGTCCAGCTCTAATTGCATCTAATCCTGCTTCGTCTGTATCGTTAATATTGTCAATAATTGTATGAATAATTGTTTGTTTAGTAACTTTTGCCGGAGGATTAATTAATACAGGCATATTAAATGTCATTGTGCTAATATCAATTATATCATCTACTCCACTAGGTATTGCTCTCATACTCCAAGTATTAGCAATTAATTCTACATAGCTTAGTGTACTCCAATCTAGTGGATTATTACTAGTGTGTATGTTTAGTGTGGGGTTAAACAGTACTAGTATTTGTTCTAATAGCTGTAATTTTTGTTCTGTGTTTGATGTCCATACATCTACTTGCATTGTTAAATTATAAGGAACAGGCTGATGTCTTTTTACACTGTAAGCTCTGCCTTGTTCATTTTCGTATGCTCCAGTTAGTTCGTTAAATTTCTTTTCGTAAACTGGTATAGTTTCTTCATATGAACCAAGTGTTCTTCTGTCTGGTGCAGTTTCTAATCCTGTAACATGACAACTAATAAATGGTGTAGTTTGAATCATGTTCTCACTGTTCTCTCTAACAATGTGTGCCGCCATTCTACTTACATCACCATAGCGTACAGGAGCAGTTTGATAAATTACATTACCAGCACTATCGCTATGCATAGCTACTTGGAAGCCAGCAAATATTCTTATAAACTGTTGAATATATCTACGAAGTTGTTTGTCGTAGAAATATGGTAC